CCGATCATCACCCCGATCTTATCGCGTGTCTGGTTCATCATCATCAGATGCGTACGCTTACGAGGAAGGATTCGGTTCAGCTTCTTCAGCTCGATCGCGATTATTCCAGCTTCAGATGCAACCTTCCTGTCACCCGGAGCACGCTCGATGTCTGTCTGCGCAACAGCACTTGCGATCGAGTCCCACCCCATGAGCATCGGGCACACACGTTCGTCATGCGCTTCGATGAACATCCGCATCTGGAGCAGCGTGTCTTCAAGCGAGAACGCTTCGAGCATGACCAACTCATTGAGGTTGATCCCCGACATCTCTGCCCGCCCCTCGTCAAAGGAGTTCTCAGGGTCAGCAAGCGCTGCAATGCCCCCGATCCTCTGGCACTGCGCGAGCGCCTTGTAGAGCAAACTTGTCTTCCCGCAACCATTCGGACCGAACACCTCACTGATGCGTCCGACAGGTAATCCTCCCCTTTCAGGAGTACCGATCACGTAGTTGTCTAGAACGTCTATGCCAGACGGAATGAACTCTTTGATCTGCTGGGCCGCTTTACGTTGCGCTCCCACCGTCATCGCAGAGCCCTTGCCGAACTTCTTTTCGATCACAGCCATCTGCTTCGCTCGTAGTTGTGCGATCGACAACTTCTTGCCAGACGCTTTCGCGATCTTGGAGACCTTGTGCTTTTTCTTAGCCATGATGCACCGAGAAGGATTTGAACCTCCGCCCTCAAACGTTTATCCGCTCAGACATCCCCTGAAGGCTCCAAGTTTCGGTGCTTACGACCCCAGGTGTAATCAGGGGCCAGCGGCGAACAGCCGCTCTATCACGCCTTGCAGCGCGTTCGATCACTCTTCTTCGTCTTCATCTTCCTCCTCTTCTTCGTAATCCTCCCAATCAGCGTCCTCGATCTCGTCCAACTCCTCATCGATGGACTTCTTCGAGCGACGCCTCTTGCGGGACGACCCGCTGTCCTCGTCGTCTTCGTCGTCGATCTCTTCGCCGCGCATCTTGGCCTCGATCTGATCCGCGGTCGGTACTACGGCGAAGCGCTCTAACGCGTGCTGGTTCTCGATCCAGGCGTTCATGATTGTTGCGTCTTCGTGCAGCGGTGTAGACCGCCCTTTGCCCACGGGGTAGACCTTGTACTCCGTGTTGAGCTTCTCACCCTTCTTGCGAACGACGATGTCGAAACCCTTGATCGGGTTCACGAAGTTCCCGCCCAAGTCCGGATCTTTCCTCATCTCGATGAACTGCTCTTCGATCTGAGGACCGAAGTTGATAACACGCGGACCAGCTTCCTCTTCCTTACGAAGAATCGCGTTCGCGTAGTTGTTCCTACGAGGTCGCAAGTCCTTAGCAAACTTGAGATCCACCTTGTTCTTGGATCGAAGAAGCTTGTCACGCTTGTTGCATCCAGGGCAGAACTCCTTGGCCATGAGCCTCGGGCATACGAACGAGACCCACCCGATACCGGGCACGTTGATCAGATGCTCGTAGATACGACGACGCCACTTGTTACCGGGGAGCGGAGGGATAAGCCGAATGATGTTCTTACCCGCCTTCCACTTGAAGATCATCCCACCTCGGGACGAATCCAAATCCTCCTGGTCGTCATCGGCATCGTCCAGCGTGTAATCCCCGTACTTGACGAGACTGGATCCCGTGCTCTTACGCTTCTTCTTTTTCTTCTTCCTGACCATATTATCCTCCGGTGTCTAACGCCTTCATACGGCTGTGCACCAACACCCTCTGCATTGTGCAGAAGGTAACGTTTTAGTCATCTTCTTCGTCGTCTCGCTGTGCGCGATATTGCTCACGAAGCGAAGGATTTCCTTGCATCTCAGCACGGATGTGAGCCCCGAGGCTAACGAGCATATCTCTCTTGCCCTCTAAAGTCTTGAGGATCCCGCGCAATCGCTCGCGTTCTATGCGTGCATCGATAGCAGCGATCTCCACCTTCTGTACGATCTGGCTAGCCTCGACCTTCGCGTTGGCTCGCGAATCGGTCATCTTATCGCCCGAGTCGGAAGCCTTCGCTCGAATGAACAGCTGCTTCTTCGCACGCACACGCTTGACCTCACGCTCTGCGTAAAGCTGTTCTCGCAATGCTTCCACGTGCAGCTCGTTGTAGCGCGCGATCTGCGGACCGATCGTCGTGTATTCTAACTCGATGTCAAGTGGATCTATTTCCATGACTTCGAGCACAGCGTCGAGACTCGTGTCGTTTGATCCAGTCATTAGGTCTTGACTATCCGAAGAGATGATCTGACATACAATCCTTCTTTCTTAGAGATCGGATTATAGCACTTGACCATATGTGGTTTACCTAGATCTTCTCTAACCACCAGTTGCAACCGAGTTCTTTCAGCTGCACCTATGAGCCTGACTCGTTGACCTTCACTAAATCTCATATCGTCACCATTGATCCCCAGCTCTTACCAACCTTCGCATCGACCTTGAGAGGTACACCATTCTTGGTTGGCCAACCTGTCATGATCTTCCTCCCCATCTTCACAACACGATCAAGCAAGTCCTCACGCAACTCAAAGATGACCGAATCGTGAACAGTCATCACTAGCTCAACAGGGAGTCGCTTCCTAAGGATCCACTGAACAAGCGGATAAAGAGACGCCATCGTGTAGTGCGCAGCCGTTCCCTGGATCGGAGTATTGACCGATTGATTCTCACCGTGCTTCCGGCGTCCGTCGTCACCGTCTGCGATCATCGGTACTGGACGACGAATCCCCTCGTGCCCGTTCCACCAGGTCGACACGTACCCGAGCTTCTTCGTACGTGAGATCTGTTCTTTAGTCCAACGGTTGAGAACGTGATACCGACCCCAGATCATAGAGTCCACCTTCTCCACCTCTTTACGCGGCACTCCCCACTCCTTCGCCATCGTCCACGTGCCCTTCCCGTAGAGCTTGCCGAAGGTTGTCCTCTTGATCTTAGTTCGGTAGGCGTCTCGTTCTTCATCTGACAGTGCGACCCACTCTTCTGGTGAGATCCCCCAAACGATAGAAGCACAAGTTGTCGCGTTGTTCATGTGGATGTCGATGCCTTTTTTGTAGTCATCGATCAGCACACGGTCGTTACTCAGGTCACCCGCAACACGAAGCTCGATCTGAGACTGATCCAGCTCTAACAAACACCAGCCATCGCGCGCAATGAAACAGTCACGGATCATCTTTCCTTCAGGTGTATGCGCTGTCGGAATCGTTTGAAGCGCAGGATCGTGCACAGACGAGCGGCCACTCTCGGCCCCATCGAGCAAGATCGAAGCGTGGAACCGCCCGTCGTCACGCAGATGTGCCAGCATTCCTCGCGCGTAGTTGGACTGGATCTTCTCAAAGCGCCGATTCTTCACGATGGCTTCAACCACGGGATGATCGTCAACCAGACCTTCGAGTACGTCCTTGTCCGTACTCCACATCCCTGTGTTGGTCTGCTTCCAAGGCTTCAACCCCAGATCATCGAACAAAAGCTTCCGTACTTGCGGAGGAGAGTTAGGGTTGAAGTCCTTACCAGCTACGCCGACGATCGTGTTCCTCGCCTGGTCGATCTGCTGGTCACAGAAGAGCGCGAGGTTCTCCACAGCGTCACGGTCGCACCCCATTCCCCAGTGTTCGATCTGTCGCACAGCTATGTTCGCGTCGTGAGTTATCTCGCGCCACATCCGCAGTGCGAAGCGGTTCTCCTTCTTGTGGATCTTCTTCTTGAGAACTCGCATATACGAACGCGTAGTCCATACGTCTTTGGCGTTGTAGGAATGAAGCGTGTCGTCATCGAGGTACCGATACGCGAACGCCATCGTGTCTGTACCTGCTCGCACACGATCGAGCACGTCGTCTTCAACAGTGAACGCCGGAGATCTGATCTTCCTAGGACGACCCGTCGGCGTAAACGGCGAAGGAGGAAATGCTTGATAGTTCAACTCACCGCAGATCTTCGACAGCTTCGTGTGACACTCGTCCTTGTGACCACCGTGTCCTACAAACTCAGCGAGCACTTCCAACCGAGCACGGGTCGCTGGATAGAGTAGCTTGTGCTCTAACCGCGTATCCCCGTAGATAGCCTCCACGTGCGCCAGCAAGTCAAGAAGCACAGCGCGATCATCGTATTTCCCGTTCTGCGTTGCCAACGGGATCCCTGATTCCAACAACTCTTTCAGGATCTTACGTGGACCCTTTCTTCGTAGTGCCTTCCGAGTCCACGTGTAGCACTCCTCCGCGTCAGCGCCGAGAAACGTCAGAGACTCGATCATGAAGTCCGGATCGTGCATGGGAGCACTAGTCTCCACATCGTACGTTATCCACGATTCACCAATCAGATCTGCGGCTGCGATACGTGCATGCTTTGTAGTCTCGACCAGGTTCGTCACCCCATCGAAGTCGGGCTCCGGCGGATCGCACTGGAGTGCCCACTTCAGATCGCTCTCGAAGTCCTTAGTGTGGAATCGATTACTAGTTGCGTGCGAGGGGTTCGTCGTGAAAAACACAGGGATCGAACCACGTGGTCCGTGGTAGAACGTGTAGCCTTTCCGAACCGACATAACAGGTGGTCGGCGTCCCGTTACACTCTCGATCGCAACACTACCGAAACAGATAATCCGCGTAGGATTCACTGCATCGAGCACGTCTGCACCGTACGGACGACACTGCCGAATGTGTCTCGGTCCGACCTTCTTACCTCTAGGAAAACACCTGACTCCGTTATCGTACGCGATCGGACCCTTCCACCACTTCTTTACCTGGGTCCGGAGATACTTCCCCGAGTAGCCTGTAAACGGACGACCGGTCTGGTCATCGATCTTACCAGGCATCTCTCCAACAAGGAGCACACCGTTCGGCTCACCCTCGGCCGGCATACAGATCGTTCGCGCCTTCTCATGAAGGTTGCATCGCTCGCACTGGTCGTCGACCTCTATCGGTCCAACCTTAGCAAGCTCGATCTGCGTCGGCTCTTTGTAGAGTGCAAGCCTACGCATCGATTCTTCCCGTCAATCCACACTCACGGCAACAAGTAGCAGGGATGTTGTAGTCATTCCCGAAGTTCGCAACGATCACATCGTTCTTCCCACCACACGAACAATACTCAAGATGTGCCTGTCTATCTCTCACGTCTTCCCGATCACGCCAATCGCTAGCAATCTCCGGTATACCTTGATCGAAAACACCTCGACCAGAAAGCCAAGCGAGCGCGGTATCAAACGAGTCGAGGAGCATATCGCAATCGTAAATTTCACGCCACTTCACAAACTCTTCGTAACTCGCACTCTCTCGGATCGATTGAAGAACAGAATGGGCAGCCTTATCCACCTCCTCTTTGTTATCGAGACAGCATGACGAACACGCCTCCAACGCATCGATGATGATCTTGTTGAAGTTAGCCTGCTGAAGCAGCTCTTCGTCGGTAGGCGTGTGCGTCATGCTGGACCTCAGTGACTAGGGCTTGATCTTCGGTTCGAGAAGCTCAGCGGCCTTCGCACCGCGAGCAGCGAGCCCTTGGATCCTCTGAAGGACCGGAAGCTTGGACTTCAGCGCTTCCAGCTCTCGCACGATCTTCTTCTTGCTCTTCATCTTCGCGTCGGTGAGAAGGTACTGCACGACCTCACGCAGCTTCTTGGCGCTCTTGAGCTTCTTCGTGATCTTCACGGTTGGCTTGGGAGCGTCGTCCTCCTCTTCCTCCTCATCTTCTTCGTCCTCTTCCTCCTCGTCTTCTTCGTCGTCCTCTTCCTCTTCTTCGTCACCCTCTTCTTCCTCTCCATCCTCCTCATCAGCCTCTTCCTCTTCATCCTCCGACTCTTCGTCTTCCTCCTCTTCATCCTCGTCGTCGTCAGCCTCTTCTTCATCCGCCTCGTCCTCCTCTTCTTCCTCGGCGTCCTCCTCGTCTTCTTCGTCCCCCTCTTCCTCATCGTCCTGATCGCTGCCATCCCCGCTCAGGTTCCACCCCGTGATCTCCTTGCGTGCGAGCTTGGCGATCGCCGCCGCTCCCTCATCGATCGAGTCGACCTCCCACTCGATCCTGACTACGACTCGTCCCTCCGAGTCGATGGCCATTCCCAGTCCGATCACACTTGCTGACATGTTCTCTAACCCTTTCCCGATGTCGACAGACATCGCATGATCCTTACGGGGCTGTCCGCAGCCCCATCCTCGGCAGTACCAAATATCCTCACCTTTCCGGCGGTAGAATATCCCGCCCAAGCAAGGACGATAGTGTGTAAAAACGTGACCACCCATGCGGTGTTCCATCTTGATCGAGCGCCCACACTTAGCCTTCAACCATTCGAAATCACTTATAGCCACCAGCTACTCGATCTTGGATCAATCATCGCCATTCACTTCTTAGACTCGAACAGAATCTCGATGTACACCTCGTAGTCCACCTTCTCTTCTATGAAGGCCACTACGCGATACCCTCCATCGATCAAAGGAGCAAGCACGCGTGCGATGGAAGAGGGTACATACCCGAGCTTCTCGCCCGTCTGGCCGTCATCCACTCGGATCGCGTTACTGTCATGCTTGTTCACAGGTTCGCGAACAAGATCCACAGCGTCACCCTCTTCCATCGAACGGATGTGGTCCTTCATCACGTGATGGTGCAACCCCGCGATCTCACAATCGAGTATCCTGATCATTTGCTCCTCTTGTGCAGAGACCGGCTAACGTGCTGACGATCTAACCATAGGAAAGGAGCATCAAACCCACAGCGATCGTCAGCACGTTGGCAGAACTCTACCCCCGAAGGGGCCCCGTTTTTACTCTAGTAGGTCGAGGCGACACCTAAAGACCGCTACGCGTTGGAGTACGCGAGCGTGCGGAGACGACAGAGTCCGGCGTGGACGACCCGATCGAGAGCCTCCTTCTTCTCCATCCCCAGCTCTTTCGCCATCCGAGCGATGATCTTGTTGTGCTCACCGGTCACGCTGGTCTTCATGCGACTCTCAGTGTACTCGGGACGAGAAGGGGTTCGCTCCCTGTCGCCGATCCCGAACGCGTGGTTGTGCGTCTTCACCCACGCAGGCACACCCTGCTTCTCTCGCTTGGAGGTCTTCTTCTTGGCCTTCTTCTTGGAGGTCTTCTTGGCCTTCTTGTTCGGATCTCGCTTCGCCACCTTCTTGGTGCGCTTCTTCTTCCCCTTCTTCTTGCGCCGCTTCTTCTTGGGGGTGGTTGCCGTCTCTTCGTTCTCAGACATTAGCTTCTCCGTGTTCGTGGCTCCTAGATCTGGAACCGATCAAGTTCTCGATCGTACCACCCAACGAATCATTGTCAAGAGTACGACTACAACCCATGCCTTGTGCGATTACTTTAGGATTGGGGCACTTGCCAGAGCCGCGCTTTTGGGATGCGATCTCTCTCGCACGTAGCCTTTCCTCGTCGTTTCAACTCGATGAGCATCAACCGAACAGAGTCCTCGTCTGCTTGGATTCTGCGTGCGAGATTTCCGAACGTGATAGGCCCATTTTCTTCAAGAGCTGTCTTCACCTTCTGATAGAGCGTTGGCACCTAAAGATCTCCTTTCATCAAACTGCGACGTGCCTCTCTCCAGGTCCACGCCGTATCAACTTCATCGGGGTCTGTCTTCGGAGGAAACTTCACGAACCCCGCTTTCACTCCCTCAAACCGCAGTCGCATCGCTAGCATCATCGCCTCTTCCCACGAGTCCCCGTCTAGAGCTAGCACGATCGGACGCTTTGCTGTGCATAGCAGATCGACCTGTCTATGGGAAGGTTTACCGAGAGCAGCGAGAACATTTGGGTAGTACGGAGTAGCATCGAACGCCCCCTCGACTACAAGACACGGGATCTTAGTCTCTTCAAGAAGCGCTTTGTGATTCCAGAAGAACTCTCCGCGAGGCATCCCCTTCGGATAGAGATACGGGATCGAGTCAACGCCATACTCCGGAAGAGGATCCAACCAGACTCGTCCAACCCAACCGAGCCACTCATCCTGAGGGTTCAAGAACGGAACGATCACACGATTTCTCCAGTAACCTTCGATGCACGCGCCGACCTGGAGTTCCTTCGCCATGCTTCTCGACGAGATGTGCCGACGCTTCATGTACATACGCGCCGGCTTCAGCGTGTACGACTTGTCGTCCCACAAGGGGATGAACCCCTCCGGCGGATCCATGATCTCGACGTTGCGCTCTTCACGCTCTTGGACCTCGAACTCCACGTTCGGATCAGGAGGCTCATCTAGGTAGCCCCAAAGTTCACAACGCAGACACTTCCACCGTCCGGTGTACGCATTGACCGCAAGACTACGCTTTCGATCGCGATGTCCTTCCGCGTCGCAGAACGGGCACTCCGCACGAAGCCACTCCTGTCCGAAGCGCGCTCCTCGGATCGCCGCCTCTACTTCTTCGTTTTCCTGGTGACCCATGCTTCTACCACGTCAACTCTCAGTAATCCAATCGCGTAAGCCGAAACTAAAGCATCCTCCAACTCTGTCTCTTCCATGATCAACCTGTACACATCTCTTGCGAATCTGTCACGTCGCGTAAGAGACATTGTAGACAACCTAAGCACCTCAAAGGCGGCTGGGCGCCCCCACATGTCCCAAGCGTAGAAGAACATTCGATCCACAAAATGTGTAAATATTAATGCACCTGCTCTCACTCGATGATGAGGACACTTCATCTCCACCGCACAGTTGTAGCACTGTGTCGGTGCTACGATGAACTCAACCGATCTAACCTTCGGAGCGAGCTTTTTCAGGCTAAGCACCATAGGTCATGCTGCCGCATGCGAAATCGTGCGGGATCGGACCTACCGTAATCCCCTTAGGTCCATTACGATTCCGCGCTATGTAGTACGTCACTTCACCAGTCTCGTCGTCAGGATTCAGGGAGATCCCCAAATCAGGAACGCGTACAAGATGCATCGACTCCGCTACGTCTTGTCCCTCGATCCTACGTTTACGATCTCTTACGGTCCTCCGCTGCGCCTGTCCAGCAGTATGGCCCCACTTCCCCGTCTCAGCGATGAGATGTCTGTACGTCTCGATCGCCGTTCCTTGACCTTCATACTGACTCTTATCAGTGCGATCGTGTGACTTGATTTTATTGATGTAGTCGATAGCCACAAGATCTACGGGGATACCCTCGTATTCCTCGACCTCAATAACCCATCGCCAGATGTCTAAGATCGTAGTCAACTTAGGCGGGAAGTCCTTGACCCAAAGTGGCCCAATCTTCTTCTTGCGCAATCTACGAGCGAGCCCCTTCTGATCCCCCTCCATGATCTCGTTGATGGGGTACTCCAACAGGTTCGCGATCACTCGTGCCTGCCACGCGGCTTCACTCAGCTCCAACGTCGCAGCGACAGCACAGTATCCAAGAGAGACCGTATTCGCTACGACATGAGAGAGCGCCATGCTGTTATGCGTGACCGTGAAATCATCGAGGAGATACCGCCCATCCCCTCCTAGATTGAACCCGTAATAGTCCTCTGTGCCTACGCGAATCACGGAGAACCCTGTGACTAGCGGATCACGAGTACGCTTCCCTGCCGCAGTGAACCGCGGAAGAGGTAGGACCCGCTTTCGCAAAACGCGACAGGGAACTCGTGAGATCTGGCCAGAAATATACGCACGATAATACGTACCGACCGCACCAGTCTGGCACCTCTTCTTTGTGGATCCCCAAGTCGCAGACAGCCCAATGCTGCGAGCCAAGAAGACCACATCCTTTGTCAGTTGCTCCGACTTAGAAATGTAATCGTACGAGTACCCTGCACAACTTCCATCTGTGTCGATCAACCCAGCGAGAACGTCTCTCCGAATCCATGCCTCGGCTCGCTTGTACTCCTCGGGAATGAACTTGCTACCAGAGTTCTTGAACCGCACACCGTACGTCTCCAGAGCAGCCGCCACCGGATTCTTTTTTCCAGCCGTGCCAGCCAAACCGTATGTCGTAGCCAACCCACGTTCTGCACGAATAGAGAGCCGAAGACCGTTCTCATCAGCACAACCTTGAAGCTCAGCTACAATCTCAGGATCAGCCGTCGTGACCGTCACACTCTTATCCAGAGTCGATCCGTCCCCCAAGATCACCCCCAAGATATACGGGTCGAGTAGTAACGGTTCCTTCCTAGGAGCAAACATAGCTCCGCTACGGAGCAAGTAATGTCTTCGTTGTGTAGCGCCCGACCACTCCAAGTAGTCCTGGACACTCACGTCCTTGATCACACCTGTTTTGTTGTCTACGATTGTCAACAGATGTGCAGCATTCACACGCCACGAAGATCCTCTCTTAGGTACGATGTCGTACATCTGGTCGTGACCACGTGCAAGCGATAGAACTTGCTTAGGTCCATCAGGTCCACACACCAGATCACCAACAGCAATGTCTTCGACCTTCTTGGTCGCCCCGCTGTACATCAAGATCCCTTGACCTTTAGCGTGGCACTTCCCGGAGTTCTCTCCACCAAGCCAGATGTTGATGCACCCGCGAGGAAGACCACCGCCGAGCGCAGCATCTAGCTCGGGGATATTGATAGGTAGTCGATCCAACTGCCGTAATCTCTTGATCTCTTTGAGCGCGCTAGGACCAAGCCGCATCCCGAGCGAACTATCCTGCTCTCCGAGAGACACAGCCTGGTTGATGATCTTTACGACCGGTCCCATGTCACCATGCTTCGCGTACTCATCCATCGCAAGACGCACAGCCTCAGCCTGCATCCGACGCTTCAGCATGGGAGCCACTTCACCAACCACTTCCTCCTCGGTCGGTAGCTCCGGCGCATCTAGAAAGAGATCGATCACTTCGTCCAGGTCTTCCTGTGTCTCTTTCCCCTGATGCACCCATCTCCGGATGCGCTGAATCACCACCGATTCATGTGTCGGCCCCTTCCCTATCTTCTTGGCGATCGCTGCAACCGCCTTGAGAACGAGCTTCACTTCATCGACACGCAATCCTCGCGCATCGATCGAACTACCTACTCTTCCGTAGAAACGCGGATTTGTTGCGGACATCACCGCAATGATCCTCTCAAACTCTGCGTCGTACCCGTACGCTTTGATCTTCTTCTTTACTACCACAGGAAGTCGCCTCTCTTCAGCGCTCTCTCCATGTCGTACTCGATCTCTTCAACCTCTTCCTCAGCCTGCTTGACTAGTCGATCGTAGCTCCTTTGTGAACAGCACGCGTTGACTACGCGCAGCACCTCTTCTTTTGAGACCGTGGTTGAGTCTCCTAACGAAAGAAGCAAACGGTACATCGTGCGATGTTGCGCAACTAGCTTCTTGTGCGACTTCGCAACAATCGTCTTCCCGCCTGTGTACCTCTGCGCGAACTGAGCAAACCAGTCTAAGTGGTTCTTGAGTCTCTTCTTCGCGTAGATCGTTCCAACTGGAGGAACGTGCTGACCTACCTTCGAGTTGATGTGCATTTCGCACGAGAAGGCACACCATGAGATCGGTGCGATCTTCTCATCGAAGATAGTTTCTGCGGCTCTAACCAGCGTAGTGAAATGTTTAGTGTCTTGGATCGTTGTAACGAGAACACCGTCGAACACACGAGACACTCCGTAGTAGTGTTTGACGGTCGTCGTGTATGCGGACGCGAGTGTGAATGCTCTAATCCTCTCTCCCCACAACGGATCCAACTTGGGAGGGGACGGAATACGCGCAGGACGCACCCGATCGAAGCCCGGATACTTTGGAATCAAGTCTCCGAAGCGATCAATCAGGTGCGCCCAGCATCCCTCCGTCCGGAACCCTCTAGGTCCCAGACGTAGTCCTCTAGGTCCGCTGCCCATGCTACATGGGCCTTGTGCGGATACGTTCGATTAGGCGGCGCGGACTGTATTCTTCGCCAGATCTACGCGAAGTCTGCGAACCTCTGCCAGCAGACGCACGAGAGCACTGAACGCGAAGTCGGTCGCGTCCTCGTCGTTGCGCCCGTAGTGGACACACATCTTTCGCTCTACCTCGTCGATTTCCTGCTTGGTCATCATGGCCCACCTCCTCGATCGTGGACGGTTCGATCCTTTGTATCACAGCTAGATCACTTCTGCAAGAGAGAGCTGTTGACCTCGCTCAACCACAACTTCGAACTTCTCACTCGCGTATGCAGCCAGACGCTTTCTCGCGTGTCTTTCCAACCACTTACACGATCGATGCTTCGGTATCCCCTTCTTCCCACACATCCCACACCCCTTGTCGGCGATGTCGTACACCTCAAACTCGCTCTTCGTTACGTTTCCTTCACTGTCGTGCTTGCGAGTTCCGCGGCCGAGTCTCTGAAGCACAGTGATCATACTCTTTCGCCCCTGTGCTGCAATGATCGACTGTAGTTCGGGGATGTCGATGCCTTCCTGGAAGATCACATTGCAAACAAGAATATCCGTGTCGCCGTGAACCAACCTTCGGATCGCTGCACGACGCACCTGGAGACTCTTCTTACCCCAAACAAACTCCACCTTCTCTCCACTCCGTCGAATCGCGTTTTCAAGGAGCTGACCATGCTTCACTTGGTCGACGAAGAGCAGACATGGCTTCGTAGCCTTCTTGGCGATCTTGATCACAGCCTTATTTCGTGGCTTACTCTCAACAACACCAAGACGATATGCGTCCTGCCAGGTTTCCGCCTCCACATTCTGTCTGACTTCAATCATGCGTACTCTCGGGCGAGCGAGAACACCTTTCTTGACAAGGTAATCGGCTGAGATCTTGTGGATAACAGGACCAAGAGCACCCCAGACGTAGATCGACTTCTTATCACCACGCGCAAATGGTGTTCCACTGAACCCGTAACGAAAATGCGCGTTGGGAACGGCCATAGTCACCCGCCAGAACGTATCAGCCGCCACGACGTGACATTCATCAACCATGACACCAACGATCGAACGCAAGAAGGGCTCGATCTTCCCCCGCGTCTTCTTCCTTCGCAGCATCGAGTTGATCGTGTGGAAGGTGGCGATGGTGACCCGCTTCGGATTGTACTTTCCTGCGCCAATGAACCCGACTTCCTCACCCGTTCGCTTGGCAAAGCGTTCACCTGTCTGAGACAGCAAGTCGATCTTGTGTGTGAGAATCAACCACTTCTCGGGGTAGACCTCCGTAAGTCCTATTTGGATTTCTGTCTTCCCCGCTCCGGTCGCGTGGTGAAAGATCCCAGTCGTGTTCTTCTTCGCTGCATCGATCGCATCTAGCTGGTAATCGCGCAACCAGTCCAACAACGCTAGAGGATCCGGTTTGGGTGGGCGTCCTCGCTTGTCAAGCAGCTTGATCTTGATCTTGTCTTTCTTAGCCGCCGCTCGCACCGACGCCAAGAACCCAGCAGGGAACGTTCCCGTCGTCGCATTCAGCATTCGGATCTTCGTGTCCGCACGCCACTTCCCACGTCGCCGAAAGAACGCTTTGTCATCACGGAAGGATAGATACGCCCCTAACCACGACTCTTCTTCGCTCGTAGCCCTTTTGATCTGGCAATACCTATGAGTGACTTCTAACCACATTCAGGGCTCCCCTAGATTCCTCGGCGGCTTCACAGCTGACTTGATCGCTGACTCGATCCCCCTTCGATAAGATTCAATGCAGTAGGTGATCACCATCGCACCGTCTCTAACACCCACGATCGCAACCAACAAATGCTGTTCATTCGCTACGACCTCCGGATGCCTCGCCAGAACGGCTGGACCGCGCTGACCAATAAACTCTTCGGGGTTGAGACGAATCCAGTGCTCCTTATGAGCCCTGAACTCTAGTCTCTTGAGCGCTTTGATCAGAGCGTAAGACACCTTCTGCTCGCGACCTGTCATCTTCAGGTCGGTCACGCCGCAATGAACCCGAAAACCTCAGCGGCTTCCTTCCCAAGGTAATCGATCAAGCTCTCACGGTTGACATAGAGCCTCCCGCCCGATCCTTCAACAGCATCACCCGTTCCACCAACACGCATAGCCTTCAGCTTCCCTTTGTTGATCCACCGGTAGAGCGTAGTATGATGAACACCGAGCTTCTCAATAACCTGTGGCGCTGGAAGATACCCCTTCGCCTTCAGCAGTGCGTCTTTGTCGATCTTTTCTCCCACTTCTCAGTCCTCCACGCCCAGGAGCGCAAGCAACCCTCGCCCCATATCGCCACTCCCCGCTTTCTTCAGGCGCTTCCTTGCGATCTTGTAGTCACTCTTCTCATCGAACGAGATCTCCAGCACGAACAGCTTGCCAGGCTTCTCGTCCTCATCCGGAATGGTGGCATCAGCAGCGTCTGCCAACAGATCTTCTTCGGTCGGCTGCTCGCCCACTTCGAGCAATGTCTCCAGCTCTCCCTGCGTGAACCCAGAAAGAACGCTCAACTCCTCAGTCGAGAACTCGTTCTGAATACTCTGAAGAAGTAAAGCAGCCATGCTGAGATCGGTCTCTCCTCGCTTCATGTTCATGCCGAACCCGAGTGCGAGAGCACGGTCGTCGCTGATCCCAGACATCAAGATCACATCGATCGTGTCCAAGTTCACTTCCTGCGCGGCCCAGAAACGATGATGGCCATCGACAATCTCGATCTTACGCTTCTTCTTGAGAGCTAAGATCGGCTGAAGGAATCCCTCTTCGCGGATCGCCTCCACGAGTAGCTCGTACCGCTCGTCCTCCATCTTGTTCGGGTTCTCGTCACGCGAGCCGTACTTCGGTGTGATCTTATTGAGTTTGACGGTCTTGTATTCGATCTTCACGCGTCCCTCCACAGGTCATAGAGCATCTTGTCAGACTGAAGACGCGCCTTTGTCGTTCGGATCGCACGATACACCTCTGACGGTTCCAAACCATGGTCCTCGATCACGTCCTTAGGTTGGAAGTCGCCACCGAGGATACCTAGCGCGAACATCGCTCCAGTCTCACCAAGAATGGACTCTACACGCGTTCGCACAGTCCGCGCAAGTAGCACACGATGCACGGTCTCTTCTGGATCGGGTTTCTCGTCCTTCTCGTACATGGAGATCTCCGATCGGTAGAGACCTTTCAACACGTCGAGACGATGACTCGCGCTCACAGGCGCGCTCTGCTTCAGCACGTAGCGACGCACTGCATAGATCGCCACTCTCCAGGCGTACGCTCCCACTTCAACCCCATAGTCAGGATCGTACCGAGGAAGCGCATCCATGATCGCCTTCACTCCCTCATGTTTCATGTCCTCGTGGCTCGACCACCAACATCTTCTTTTGTACCTCGACGCTGCCTTACCAGCGAGTTCGATCACCCGTTCATCAGAGATCTCACTTATCCATGACGGAGGGTACTTGTTTGTCACGTGTGCACCGACCACTCGCCAGAAGATTGATGGTAGATCAACCCACCGTTCATCCAGAGTAACCACTCGTCTGTACTCGTCCCGTACCGCTCGATGTGGAAGTAGAACGAGTGCTCGGCGAAGTCCTTCATCAGACGAACACGGATCTTCTCCGACTGCCCGTACGTGCTCAGGTAGTCCAGCTTGTTCTGAAGCTGATCGAGCTTCCCCTCTTCCTCCGCGAACTTCCTCACCGCGTCGAGATGTTCCTGGCATTCGATCTTCAGCATTACTTTTGCTCCTTTACTTTCCGCGCATGCTCTTCAGCTCGACACGCGTCCCTGATCACCCGCTCGCTAGAGATCACTCTGGTGCTCCTCGATAGCCTTCCTCACGTCGGGAGGAAAACCATCTCTCTTGAGCCACTGTGTCAAGTTCTCCAGGTCTTCGATCGCGTCATCCCGAGCGCTGTCGAACTTCCTTGGTTTCCCTTCAATATCCGACAGATTTCCCAACAAACTCTCAAGT